CTCTAGCATAATCTTGAGGGATTATTCTAAAATAAATTATTATGCTAACAAGTTATAACGGCTGGCCTGCTAGTAAAGACCCGGCAGAAATAGGCATAAAGAGTTATCCAGTACCCGGCACTAATAGGAAACTTAGATGCGCTGAGGCTGTAGCACCGTTATTAGTAGGTTTTGCCGCTGAGTTTCACGCGCTAATAGAGCCAATAGATGAAGGCGCTTTAGATGAGTGGGGCTACGCTTTCCGTATGGTGCGCGGCAGTACAGACCGCCTTAGTTGCCATAGCAGCGGTACAGCTATAGATCTAAACGCGACTAAACACCCGCTAGCAGCTGTGGGTACGTTTCCAGCCGATAAAGTGCCAATGATTAGGGCGTTAGCTAAAAAGTATGGCCTAACGTGGGGCGGGGATTACCGTAACCGTAAAGATGAAATGCACTTTGAGGTAAGCGTAAATGCAGAAAAAGCCGCTAAGATAATCTCAAAGTTAGGGGTAACAAATGCCGACTAGCGCACAAGTAGTAATAGGTACTACAGCTGTAGTAATAGTGCCACAGACCCGTTTTGACCAAACAGCTATTGTACATAATCTAGGCGCGGGTGCTATTTATTTAGGTGGCCCAGATGTAACGGTAAACAATGGTTTTAAGTTAGATAATGGTGCTGTTTTAACCGTGCCCGTGGGTGATTACGAAGCGCTATATGCCGTTGCCGCTGCCGGTACTCATACGGTAGGGGTACTTACACAAATAAACTAAGGGCATTTAGGAGCAAAAATGGACAAGAAAAAACTAGAGGCGGCTGCGTGGAGCTATGGGCGCGCCGCGCTAGCAAGCGTTGCAGCTCTATACATATCCGGTATAACAGACCCTAAAGTATTGGCTAATGCGTTTTTAGCCGGTCTTATTGGGCCGTTAGTAAAGGCTTTACAGCCTAATGAAAAGCAATATGGTATAGGCGCAAAGTGACTAAGGCCCTACTAGGGGCGCTGCTCTGTATAACGCCCCTAGTGGGCTGTGGTTATGACGGGTGGGTGCGCTATCCTTGCCAGAATTATGAAAACTGGGAAAAGCCCGAGTGCAACCCGCCCCAATGCAAAGCTACAGGCGTTTGTACTAAAGACCTTATTAGGATCAACGATTAAACCGGCAAGGCGGCTAAGCCCCGAGGATATACACGCCCGCTTAATCTTTTTTATAGGCGCTGTATTAGCTATAACTTTTTTTACTATCACCTTTGGCGCTGTTTATGCCCTGGTATTTGTAACACAGCCTGTAAATGCACAGAGCCCTAACGACCGTGATTTTATACAGCTGCTACAAACCCTTGCCATATTTTTAACAGGTGCGCTAGGCGGGGTGTTAGCTGGTAATGGGCTAAAGTCTAAGGCTGATAAAGACACAAAGAAAGACACGCCGCTAGAAAGCTAGCAATATGTCTTAGGTATAGGTCATACTTTTACTACACGCTGAGAGGGCTACTTAGTGTAGTAGTTCTATCAGCCTTAACAAAGGGTGAAATATGTTAGCTGATATAGCAGTAATTACTTTGACCGTATTAATAGTAGGCCTATTTATGTTAGCTGCCTATAGGACGGGATACCGTGAGGGCCACGGTGACGGTTACCTAAGAGGGCGCAATATTGCTAAAGCCTTAAAAGAGGTAACTAAATGAGCTTTTTGGACGGGTATGAGGACGTAAACGCAAGAATTAAAAGAGCCCGGGCTGAGTTTCCCGGGTTACGCTTAATAGCCTACATAGAGGACATAGACCTAAAAAACGGTTATATCTTAATTAGAGCTGAGGCGTATAAAAATTATGAGGACGAAAAACCAAGCGCTGTAGATTACGCGCTAGAGGTCAGATCAGACCGCGGCGTAAATGCTAATTTTTGGGTAGAAAACTGCGTAACGTCTGCCTATGGGCGCGTTATAGGTTTGCTTACGCCGGGCGGTGCTGGCAGGCCTACACGGCAAGATATGGAGAAGGTAGAGGCTATACAAGCGCCATTACAGACACGCGGAGCAGGTGGGGCAATACCTACCGCGGCTGAGTCAATAAGCGCTCTAAAAGCCAAACTAGGTGCTGAACCAATGCCAGAGCCGCCAATATGTAAACACGGTCATAGAGTGCTAATTGAGGGCACGTCAAACAAAACTAATAAACCATATAAAGGCTATTTATGCCCTGATAAAGTCAAAGCTAACCAATGTGAGCCTATATGGCTAAGGCAGTATGGCGATAAATGGCTCAGCCCTAATGACCACGCAGAGGTGTTATTAGAGGCCGGGCGCAACCTAGACCCCATAGCAGAGCGTGAGCCTGTACCAAATGAGCTATTAAGTGAGTCTGAGAGGGCTAGCCGTGCAGCCAATTAAAGAAACGCAACAAGGGCAAGACCGCCAAATAAGAGTGGCGGCGTACTTGATGAGCATATATCCGTGGTATTTATGCCCTACGCCTAGATTTTATTTTACTGATTACCACATAAATAAATTACAAGGTTTAGGCCGTGAAAACTACATCGGTGATTTAGAGATAAAATGGGCAGATAAACCTAGTATTGAGCCCTACCCAATACCGTATACAAAAATACAACAAATGCTAGCGCTGCCTTTGCATAGAGATTTACCAGATAGTTACCATAGGATCTTAATAAGGTATACAGATGGTTTACTTATGCTAAATGTAGAGATGCTGCGTGATTTAAGGCCTGTTTTATACACTTTCCCAGGTGTAGATGAGATTAAAAAGCTGTATGTATTTGTAAAGGCAGCTGATTTTTTTCCATATTTTAAGCCAATAATTATTAGATGATGGGGTTAAAAACTATGCTTTATATTGAGGCTAACTGCCGCCAATGCAAAACCGTAACGCTACAGTTAGAGCGCGTAGTATCAGATCATCTACCGCCAAACGTTAAATGCCTACAATGTACGCGCTGTGGACTACTAGATATAACTTTGGTAGATGTAGCAACGGCCCGGCAGGTACGCAATTAAGTTATCCACAGGCGTTAAAAAGCTGTGGACAACACGCCCAAGCCCCGCTCAAGTTATCCACATATTAGCTTTATGCTTGACTATGCCGGTACGATTACTGCGCGCAGGCAGCGCCCCGAAGGGCGACAGCGCGGCCAAGCTGCGTAATCTAGGGGTAGCTCTATGCCTAATTGTAGGCTGCCTATCTTTACAGAAAGTTTCGGCTAACGCTGATATAAATGCTATAGATGCCTATAAAATATATGCTCATATAAAGATAGGCTCATATAAAGAGTTTGTATGTATTGAAAAGCTGTGGACTAAGGAAAGTAATTGGCGGCCTAAAGCTAAAAACCCTAGCTCTACAGCTTATGGCATACCACAGTTATTAAAAATGAAAGAAACAAACCCTTATAAACAGATAGACTTAGGGCTAAAGTACATAGATAACCATAGGATCTATAAGGGTGATGCGTGTAAAGCCTTAGCTCATCATAAGAAACGGGGTTGGTACTAATGGCTAAACGCGGTGACCCTAGATTAAACAGGGCTTATAGGTATAAGTTTAGAAACCAAGTATTAGCTAGAGATAGCTACACCTGTTATTACTGTGGGGCAGATGCAGACCAAGTAGACCACGTTATACCTGTTAGTAAAGCCCCAGAGCTAGTACTTAGCTTTGATAACGCGGTAGCCTGTTGCAAGCGTTGTAACGTATCTAAGGGCAATAAGTCACAGGGCGTTTTTTTAGCCAAGACGGCTACCCCCCCTGTCTTTTCTGCTGTTATTTCCCCGATAACGGCTATAAACACCCAAAGCGGCCCGTGTTTGGGCCAACCTGCACAGCCCTTAGACTAATGACTAGCAAACCTAAACAGCCCTTACGGGGGCTAGTGCAACCACGCTTGCATAACGTTTTGTTACAAGGCCCTACCCGGGGCGGTGAAGTTGCAGAGCTGGCAGAGCGCATAGGCCTGCCCCTTTTACCGTGGCAGCGTTTTGTTTTGGACGATATGCTTACAATAGATAAAAATAAACAGTTTATCCGGCGTACAAACTTGGCAATATGCGCTAGGCAAAACGGTAAAACTCATTTAGCGCGTATGCGTATTTTAGCCGGGCTGTTTTTGTTTAATGAGCGTAACCACATAATAATTAGCTCTGCTAGATCTATGGCCCTTACTACTTTTAGAGAGGTAGCCAATGCCATAGAGGATAGCCCAGAACTAAAAAAAGGCCTTAAAAAAATACTTTACACTAATGGTAATGAGGCCATAATCTTGAAAAGCGGGGCTAGGTTAGATGTTAGAGCTGCTACCCGCGATAGCTCACGCGGCGCTAGCGCTGATTTTCTATTTATAGATGAGTTACGGGAAATAGATCAAGAAGCCTACGCAGCTGCGTTACCTGTAACCCGCGCTAGGCCTAATAGTCAAACACTTATGGCTAGTAATGCCGGTGATGCCTTTAGCACTACGCTTAATGAGCTTAGAGAGCGCTGCCAGAGTAACCCGCCGCCGTCTTTGGGTTATTACGAATATAGCGCCCCGCCATTTTGCGCCTTAGATGACCGTAAAGCGTGGGCAGCTGCAAACCCGGCGCTAGGCATACTGATAACTGAGGAAACCTTACAGGAAGCGCTTACGGTGCAGACTACAGAGCAATTTAGGACAGAGAGCCTTAGCCAATGGATAGACAGCTTGCAAAGCCCGTGGCCCTTTGGATCTGTTGAGGATAGCAGCGATATAAACCTAAAGATGAGCCCCGGGCCGCTTACTGTTTTTGCTTTTGACGTTAGCCCTAGCCGGCGTGATGCCAGCTTAGTAATGGGCCAGCTATTAGCTAACGGGAAAATAGGG